CCAAGCGTGTCGATTTCGACGAAGGCGTTGAATTGATTGAGAACCCAGTGGTTAGGGGTGGCATCAAGATGCTCGCCGCCCCAGAGCGTGTAACGGATGACGCGCTCGTCTTTGTGTTCGTGGACTTTGAGGATCCTGGCTTCGTGCAGTCCGCCTTCGTCGTCAAAACTCAGGACGAGATCGCCAGCCTGCAGTTCGTCAATGCGGCGCGTGCCGCTGGGAGTTGCGACAAGGGTATGCCCTAGGAAGCAACCGCCACCGCCACCACCGCCAGAGCCGACAATCCGTGTCATATCAGTTGGTCAACGTCAAGGCCGCTGGAGAGAACAGCGGAGCCAACAAATACACGCCCATAGGCGATTGGCACAGGCAAACCTTGTTTGGCGGTGTTGACGATGCCAGAGAACGTGAAGGACTCGAACTTTGCCGCGTCTCGTCCGCGTTCTGTCGTCGTTGTGGACTGAACTGGGGCGGGCGACAGTGCTTGTGCGACTCCGCTAATTGCCAGCGACAAGCCGACAAAACCAAGGGCGGATGCTGCCGCACCACCGATCAAACCGGAGGCTGCGATGCCGCCACCAACACCGCTGAGGCCGGCACCTAAACCGAGAAAGCCGCCGGCAACAGGACCGGCGATGATTGCCAGTGCGACAAGACCGATGCCTGCCAAGATTTGGCCGCCGCCTTGGCCTGCACCAGCGATTACGGGCGTAATACTGAAGACTTCGCGCTCACTAAATGGGGCTGCAATTAGGACGGCGTTTTGTTCGGTAATTTTTTCTTTTCCGAGGGTTACGCGATAACCAACGCCGTCTTTTTCGCTATCGAGCAGCCACTTTTCAAGGCCGGGAAAATTGACGCACAGTGCCTTGAGCGCCTGCGCTGGGGTATCAGCTTCAAACTGAAAACGGCATTGACCCAGCTTTTTGCGGAGTGCGCCATAGACCTTAACGACTTTCATGCCGCAGGACTCGGGCGGTGCTCTTCAAATAATAACCGCCGTACAGATCACGGCTACTGAGTCGGCCTTGTAGGTGGTGCAGGATCAACTGGTCGCCCAAGTAGACGGCAGCGTGGTTGGGTAACGGTGATGCAAGCTGCATCAGGATCGCGTCGCCATACTGCAGTTCTTCTAGGGGGATGGGATAAAAGCCTTCGTTGGCGAAGTTGTCTAGGTATAAATTCTCACCCCGTAGCCAGAACTGGTCGCGGCGGTCGTAGTCGCTCAGGTTGAGGCCGAACTCGCGGTTGTACCAGTCGCGGCACAGGCTGTAGCAGTCCACGATTCCAAAGACGAATTCGCGTCCCACGTAGGGGAGTTCGAAGCCTTCGGGTTCGCAGTAGCCCCACTGTTCGGTCTGGGGGTTGACGATGTGCCAGGGCAGGCCGGATTTTTCGCAGGCAACGCGGTCGGCTTGGGATGGGGCGTGGTTGGTCTTCGGATGGCTATGTACCACGGCCACGATTTCGCCCTGTTCTTCAGCGGCAACGTAGTCAGCCGGATCCAGCACAAAGTGTTCGTCTGGTGTTTCGGCCATGTTGCGACAGGGGAAATACCGCTTGCGGCCTTTGACCACGGCGACCAAACCGCAGGATTCCTTTGGAAATTCCGCCTTTGCGTGCTCCAGGGCAGCTTCTTGGATGGATTTGCTGAGTTTCATTGGGTCAGGCCGGCGCCGGGGAAGGATCCGAAGGGCAATTCAGCGACTTCACCGAAACGTAATTTGCAGGAGCTGAGGCGTTTGCCGCATTTGTCCTGTGCCAGCGTGCCGACCACGTTGTCGTTGATGTCCCAGTAGTTGCTGCCGGTATAGCCGCACTCGGAGCTGCGGTATTTCCACTGGCAGCTGTTGGCGATGATTTGGCGCTTGGGCAGCATGACGCCGGCAAGGTCAAATTTGCTGGCCAGCTCGAAGCTCACGGAATCACGGTTTTCACTTGCCTTGCGGTCTACGTACCAGACCTCATCGGGGAATTTGGCATTTGGATCGGCCGCAGTCTCGCCGTCAAGGTATTTCTTGAGGGTGCGGATGCGTTTGACGGTGGCGCCACCGAGGTCGTTGCCGGGTGTGGTGGCGTTGACCAGCAACAGCAGCGTGGTCATGGTGCCGTCCAGATTGCTGATGGTCAGTGTGGGTCGCGGAAGCGTGCCGGTGTTGCTGTACTCAAAGCCGTCAGCCTTGACGGGCAAGCGGGCGTAAGCGTTGCCGTTCCAGGTGATGTTGCCGGTGACGTTGGCGTTGCAGCCGTTGTGCCAGCGGTAGGTGTCGCTGCTGCCGTGCAGGGTGGTGTCCAGCGTCATTTCGAACAGTTCGATGATGGCGCTTGGATTGATCGCTTGTAATTCGCTATTTAATGCGTAATCGCTTTCGCCTACGGCGTAGCCATAAACCCAATAGCCTTCAGCAACATAAAGGTTTTGATCGGCCATTAGATTCTGTACCAGCTAGTCGTGGCGGTTTCATAAATAAAAGAGACTGGTGTAGTTGCCGCTATTGTTGTTGGCTGTCCATATCTTGTCTGTCCAGTATTCGCATTTAGCGTCAACGTTGTAACAGTGGATCGAGTGCTGATGCTTACGATCTGACCATTGACAGGAGAAGCAGGGAGAACAATGGTTAGTGTCGCAATAGTTGCCGTGTGTTTCAGGATTAAAGACCGGATGCTGTCGCTGACCGTAATTGAAGTTCCGGTAGTTGGCGTAGCAACTTGAATGTCACCATCTGGGATTGACAAACCTAGATTTGTAAAGTTTGCATCCACCTCGGCGTGGGTAAGAGGTGAACCCTTGCCGGCTCTGGTGACGATGGTGCTCATGGGTGGTCTCCTGTACTAGTAGTTTAAGGTTCGAAAACCTGGCGGAAGGTGACGTCGATTTTGCTGCGCTGGAAATCGAACAGTTCGCGGGTCCAGCTGGGGCAGATCCACTTGTAGGACGTGGTGGTGTCGGGTGGGGTCCAGTCGAAACTGGCGTTGTCGGCGGCGCGGTCGTTTAGGAAGGTTTCAATAATGTCGGCGTCAGCGTCGGTGACGTTGAAGCTGAGGCGCCACTCCTTCGGGTTTTGATTGAGGCCGTAGGTCAGGCGTTGTTGGTAGCCGTCGCCGAACTGGACCGTGCGGACGGTCGGCTGACTGGTTTTGTTGGCCGAGTAGGTCGGGTTGTAGCTGGGGAAGGTGGCCATTAGGCGAGCAAGCCTCCAGGACGCTTTTGTTTGATGAGTTCTTGCTGGACCGCGATGCCGATGGCCTTGCCAAGCTGGTTGGCTTGGTTGCCATCGCCTTGCACATTAGATCCGCTGGCGTCCACGTTCACCACGACGTTGGCGCTTCCCATTCCAAGGCTGTCGTTGGGCACGATACCGCCGCTGCGGCCGGGAACAAACAGTTCGGGGCCGCGTTCGCCGACGATGTAGGGCGAGCCAGCAGATACGGGACCGCCTGCTGCTCTGAATCCAATAGGGCCAACCCCAAATCCGACAGCAGGATTTAATTTGCCCGCAGCGGCCGTTGCACCCCCAAGACCCATTCCGCCGCCTGGGAAAAGGCTAAGGACGCTGTTAAGGATCGACATTTCGATCCATTTGGCGATGATCTGGGCCGCCATGTCGAGGAAGCGGTCAGCCACGCTTTGGAAGAAGCTGGCTAGGGCTTCTTGGGCGGTCATGGCGCCCGAGATGGCTCCTTTAAAGGAGTTGGCGAAGGCGGAGCCGATGTTTTCGGCTATGGCAACAACTTGCGTTCCAACGTCTGTAAGTTTGGTCAGTTCGTCCGAGAGAGCGCCGATTTGCTGGCGCATAAGATCAGATCCAAGGATCGGCGCGTTAAGTTCAGCTCGACGAGCTGCGATTGCAGCGAGGACATTTTCATCCGTAATTCCTTCTTTGATTAGACGTGCGCGTTCGCGCTCAATTTCAATTTGGGTACGTTCTTGTTGAGTAGTTGCGTACTTTAATCTCACTTCATAATCCAGATCACTAGTCATTTCTTCCATCATCCGCTGGCGTTCCACGTAGATGCGGTTAACCTCGCGCTCCGTATCTCTACGGGCAGCGGTCATTTTGGTCATTCCTTCGTAAATAAGTGCTGCCTGCGCTGCGGGATTACGTTCGTCTGCAAGTAGTTTTGCGTATTCATACTGGATATTTAAAATGTTTTGTTCTCCTCTCAAACGTGCAGCAAGCACGGTGTCACGATTATTTTCAGCTGCTGCAATTTTGTCTTGTAGTGTGGATTCGATTTTAATAAATTCTGCACTGGCACGACGGTTACGCACCAGCTCAGCGACTCGTTCGGCTTCTTTTGCGGCGTCTCTAGCAGCTTTGTCTGCAGCACGTTCTGCTCCTTTATCGGGGCGCAAAGATTCGGCAGATCTAGTAGCTCTCTGTAAAACACGCACAGCTTCTAGAGCTTTTTTAAGTGCGTCGGGCTGCTGTTGTGCCCTAAATTCCGCAACACGTTGCTGACCAAAAATCTCGGGATTGAATATAGTATTTCCCCCGCCCATGAAGCTACCCATGGTAGCTAAACCGGCAAGAATTTGATCTTGGATACGAACCTGTTTTAATCCTTCTTCTGTTTTCTTAGTTTCTGCGTCGAGTAATGCCTTTTGGAAGGCAATTTGGATAACAGCGGAATCTGTAGTTTTAAGTTGGTTGATAAGCTGGAGAGCTGTTTCAGCTGTAATTTTTTCGTAGTTGCCTAAAATTACTTTTGCTAAATCTGCTTTATTTTGCACAGCTCCAAGGGACTTTAATGTTGCAGCGTCGTCGCCGAAGACGGCAGCGAGTGCTTTAGTGGTTGCGGCATCCTTAAAGCCGGCAAAGGATTCCAGCAGTTTGATAGCCTCGTCTTTTGCAATGCCTAGATTTTTAGCCAGATTTTTTACATCGTCTGCTGTAATTTTTGAGGCCGAGCCAGTTCCGTTTACGCCTACGTTTAACCTGCTCAGGCTT